CACCATCAGCCCATGCTTTGATTAGTTGTACATGTCTATGTGGCTTCATCTAATCCTCGACACTTTGGCTCGACGTAAAACCTCTTCGTACTGTTTACGTCCAAGGTCGTCCAGCTTACGCAGTGGAAGCTCTTGGTAGTACTTCCACTTTGTCTTGTACTCTTCCAGCTCGCTGGCAGGCACCCAGCCAAGGGCACGCCAGCGAATGGTGATATCGGTACCTGCCGATGTCCAAATGTGATCATTGTCTTTATGCATACTGCCTCCTTAAAAAGAAAAGTCGTAGTACTCGTCACGCTCACCTACAAATAAACCCCCGGCATCTGTTTTGTTAAATCTACCAGTCTCAGGGTTGATGTACATTTGAACCCAGCGGCAATTAGGTTCTTTTTGCTTGTAGTAATACACAGAGCCATTGGTGTTTGGTGAGAACTCATAGTCCTGACTTTTAGATATCCCGTTGCTGTCGATACGTTTTACATTATCTTGCTGGACGTGGACTAGCAAGCCCTTGCCTGCCTTCTCTACTTTGATGATAGTGCCAGCGTGGCGAGAGTAGGAAGTCATCGTGGCTCCCATGCCAACTGTTGGGGCCGGAGCCCCGACTACCATGCGTTCTTGCAGACGAACGTATTCTTTTTTCCAAGATCTGCTTTTCATATTAATCTCCAAAAAAAGGGGCCGAAGCCCCATTAATTATTTTTTAGGTGAAACACGAATGTCAGCACGACCTTCTTTGCGAAACTTGTTGAGTGTCTCTTCAGTAATACCGTATTCAACGCACAAAGCGGCGTAGTCAACTGTGCCGGAAACTTGAACCAACTTGACTTCAACGCTATGCAACTCACCAGCGTGTTTGCCTTCGCCGTATTTGTTGGCGATGTCAACCTTCATTGCTTTGACTTTGTCAGCCAATGCTTTGGCTTCTTGATCGAGCACATACAATGCGTCGATTTCGTTTACCAATGACTCGACAGTTGCGAGAGCTTGGATGTTTGCTTGAATTTCTGTGATCATTTGAATCTCCTAAATAAACCTGCAACGTTGCAGTAAGTAAGACTATAACACGAAGTTAGAGTCTTTGTGCAAGCTTTTTTGCAAATATTTTTAAATATTTCTTTCGAAAGACTCTAACTTGTTGTTTTAGAACAGTTTTCTGTTCAAAATATTTTTGTAAACATTGTCGATTGTGATGTTCAGGGCATCGATTTCTTCCATCTTTACCAACTTCCAAGCCACTTTTTCCCCGTGCCAACCCATTTTTGAGCCCTGATGGCAGGATTTACACAAAGCTACAACTGTGTAATGCCTTCCCTGCCTTATGTGGTGGGCGTCTGATGGCCCATCCTGACCGCATACTGAGCATGGTTGCTCCTTGACTAACTGCACCCATGCTCTCTCTGCTTTGTTGTAGCTTCCGTTCACATTACCGCCTTATCCATAGCCCTGTTAGACGCCTCTGTAGAACGCCATACATCGATTCGTGCCTGAGCTGATACCAATCCCCATCTGAGTGTCTCTTCGGCCTCTACAGCCGCCTGTAGGCCCTTTAGCACCTCTAGGTAAGATGCATCTGCATAGGCTTCTATTTCAGCCGCCGCAACGGTCTTTACGCCGTTTTGCATAGCTGTCTTCATCAGCATTGCTTTTTGGCTTTTGCGGTACTCCTCAAGGTAGGTACGCTGGGCCTTGGCTTCTGCGTATTTCTTACCATGGGTGTACAGGTAGTCAACTGCATCGTTAATTGATTTTTGATCACTCATTTTCCATACCTTGCAATTAATGCGGCATCAGCCAGTGCTTGTCCTTTGCCTTTTGTATCTAGTGCACGCCACTCAGGCCATAGCTGGATGGCACGAGCTCTAGCGGCTTCTTTATCTGTGCCAATCAATCCTGCGGCTTTCTTCCACTTCTGTGGAGTGACCATGGTGTGTGCATAGCCTAGTACACCAATCACGCCCATCACGGTTCCACAGCTATGACCAAAGTTAAACATTGAGCTCACACCTTGGCCCGGCATAGCATGTACATCCTCAATGTATACATGATCCACATGAACGCCATGATCTAAAAAGTAAGTCAGCTCTGATGCATTGACACGAGTTGATTTACCTATTTTGTAGGTAGGCATTGCTGTCCACTCGATGGGCACGCCATCATCCAAAATTACTATAGCCCCAGACGCTCCCGGATCAATTCCAATCGTTAGCATTTTCCATCTCCATTTCGTTGTCTCTAGCTTGATGCTGAACCATCTCATCTAAAGCGTTGAGCTCGCTTTCAAAACGGCTCTTGAGCTCCTTTAAAGCCTTTAGTGCTAGATCATCCTTGCCATAGAATAGAACGCTGATTAGATCAGCCTCTGATACCCGATCCATGATGTTTTCAATGGAGATTGATTGGTTTGGCAGGATGTCAGGTTTTCCATGAATTCCAAGCCAGTATGCGAAGTCGTCCGATAACATTATTTTTTCCCTTTCAGTTGAAAGAATTCACACCGTTGAAGTATGAATCGCAGTGGTCGCTGTTGATAACCCATCTTGTCTACTAGCTTTTTGCAGGTTTTCTTGAGCGTGTTGTAGTTGTCGCATTCAAAGCAAACACGACGGTCATCCAAGGGATCTATGTCCCTTTCAAATAATTGTTCAGCAAGATCCCATGCATCGTTTTCGCTAAGGCCTTCTTCTTGGAAAGTCTTGCGTCTTCTTGCATGGCGAATGACTGCCTTTTCTAATTCTTCTTCAGTCATTCCTAGCCTTCATCATTGCATCAGCCAATACATAAGAATTTTCAGCAATAAATTTAACTTTGGTATTGCCTTTGTCAACTCTTATGTTTCCGTAAATGCTGAAAAATCCCTGCATCGCTTTAGCGGCAAAGTAATCTCGTAAATCCATCCCCTCATGTTGAGGTGGAAATTCATAATCTTTTTTGGTGTGTTCCGGTATTGGAAACGCTTTCATGTGACTCTCCTTAGTAAACCCACAAATCGTGGTAAGAAGAGTCTAACATAAAATTAGAGAATGGTAATAATAGAATTTTCTTTATTGATGTGAATATCGCCTTCGCTGACCATGTTCCAGTCAACTCCACTGGGATCGATTTCAGTCCAAGCCAAAGCTTTGAGAATGACTTGTTTGCATAGACGTTCTTTGTTGTTCTCATCGAACACACGCCACTTGTGTAGTTCAGTTCCACGACCGGGTTGGCCTGCGGTTTTGTTGTACCTAATTCTGTATTTCATATGACCTCCACATTTGAATCGTTCTCTACTGGTGCTGGTGCTACTGACAAGTTCATGTGAACAAAATGCACTGCCTTGTTCTTGTTGAAGTTGCGTGTGAATGAATGCGGCAACCATGAGTTGGTGAAGATGAGTAAGCCTTCTTCCGGAGTAAATACGATCTGCTGGGACGCTAGAGTCACTGCGTTGTTGTCCTTCGGTGGTAAACCAATAATTACCTTGGCTGGGCGTGGATCGTAGATCACCATCTTGCAGGCATTCTCAGGCACTTGCAAAAAGAAAAACGCACAGATCTGTACTCCACCGCCATGGATATGTTGCTCCATGCTGGAATGGAAGTTGTGCTCTTGAGTCCACATCTCTGTAAAGTACGTCACGATGTTATCTACGTTGTAACCTTGTGAGTTCAAGATGTTCCATGCTGTCTGTGAGACGTATGCGGCAAAGTCTACGGCATCAGGATCTGCGGAAAAGTCTTGAGTCATCAATGTCATTGGGTTCTTACCCTTGTGACGACATTTGGAATTTTCTAAATATTTTTTGCTGACCTTACGCATAGGGTCTAGGAACTGCGGTGTTTTAACTGCGTAGACTGGTGAGCTAAAGTAGTGAAACTCTTCCAACTGATCCATGATTTCTCCTGTGTAAATTTAGTAAAAGTCTAACATGGAATTAGAACTTTACTTAGATTATTTGAGCACATGGTGCATAAAGTCTTGTCAGGTTTGATCTGAGTCTAATTCCCAAGTTTTTTTGTTCTTTTTCATTCTACCTGTATTCCACATTTTGCAGGCTGTGTTTTCACCAACCATGACGTGGTAACTTTTGCTTTTTTGTCGAGTCAAGAATTCCATGGTAATTCTCCTTTAAATCCTTTCACCCAAAGACCCCCCTACCCCCAGAAGGGTAAGAGAGAGAAGGTGCTTCACCCCTGTAAACAGGATCGTCATGTTACGGATTGGATACCGTATACCCCCGGCTTGACGATTAGACCAGCCGCATGGATTGTTCAGGAACTGCCCCCTAGCTTTCGCATACCATGTCACCCTTTTCTTCCACGCCCCCGGATTTATGGGTCTTGCTTTCGTGTGGAGTACGACTGGGAATGGAAAGGCGAAAAAAAACCGTTAGAACAGACCCCGGTGGAAAAACATCAACCTCTTTTGGAGGAGACGCTACCCCATTCGGGGTCGGAGCCTGATCTAACGGTTTTTACTTCACTTGGTTTCCACACCTAGTAAACACATTTTACACCTAAATCTTATGCATGTGTCAACACCCCCATAATCTTAGAAACAACAGCAAAAAGGCTTTCCCTTGTATGCAAGTCATTGGCATCCCAGCCCACTGTATCAGGCATCGTCCATGGCAATCCGGTAGCTTCTGCTGATGTTTGGCCTGTTTTGCTCTCATCGTTATCAGCAAAAATAAATCGTTTGCCGGGGATCTGATCTGCGACTTGTACAAGATTGCTGGCACTAAAGCACACAATTACCGATGCAGTCATGCCACAGCTCTTTAAGGCGTGATAAACAGATAGGCCAGTGGCATACCCCTCAACCAACCAAAACTCGTCTGCTGTGCGTGATCCTATGCAGAATACGGCGTTCTTTGCCCTCATCCCTGTCAGCATCTTTTTATCGTATTTACGGGCCTGTAGATCCCAATAGATTGATTGGTAGCCCTGAAGCTTGTTTGTCACCACGTTACGCATAGGGATCATGAGCTTGTCATTGAGGACTAAACCCTTCTCATCGCTAAAACCTTGGTACTGGAGGTATGCGTGGTTCTCTATCTTGGCAGAGCGTAAGACGATGTCAGCCTGCAACGCTACTTGATCGTATTTACGTTGCTGGTCTGACTGCTGGGAGCGACGCTTCTCTACCCACGCACGCTTTTCTTCATCAGTCCATGGCCTTGCATGTGGATCTTCATACCATACAACTCTAGCCTCTCCGGCCCAGTTCATTACCCAGCCACGCTCACCGTCCCAAAAATAAGCTCCATTGCTTGACTTTGGCTTCTCAGTGGTACCGCATCGCTTAATGCGATCGGAAGGGTAGAGTTTTGAATAATCAATCTCTACGCCATAGCCTCGTGCGAAATCAATAAAGCTCACTTTTATCCCTTTCAACAACTAAAAAACCAACAGGTTGCATAGATGACAAACCAATCATGATGCACTGAACAATTGGTTCTTTGCCTTCTGTGCAGATCATGTCATTGGCTAAAGTGATCGCCTCTTCTCTTGTGCGACAAGCAAAAACAACTTCTTCTTTAATCATTTATCGCCCTCTTCATCTCTTTTGCTTTTGTACTGTTGCGGTGATTTTCTTTCTTTACATGCCCTGCAAATCCAACGCCTTGTGTCTTCGCTAAAACGTACTTCTTCAATCGATTTATGTCTCATGCAATATTGGCAAATCTTGTAACTCATCTTTTGGTTCCCTTGTTGTAAGCGATGTTCATCTGTCGAATCTTATTTATCACATTACTGGATATCTCGACAGTTGGTGCCTTGGCAAAAGACCACATAGAGTCTTGCCCAGTCATCTGCTTAAACAGGTGCCACGCCCGTCCTGATTGGTTCTCAGGCTTGCTGTGGATCCTTGCATAGGTACAAACTTGTTGCCATAAATGCTCTGCGTTGTTTGCTAGTTTCTTTTTGTTTTTACCTTCACCAATGAAGATCTCCTTCATATGGCCCGGCATTGCTTCGTTTAGTTCTTTGCTGACCTTCTCATATCCGCAGGCCATACAACGCTTGTGGAATGGAGAAAAACTACAACGTGGGCAACCTTTGGCCTCGAACTCTTCCTTGGTGCGGATCTTCTTATCCAACTTGTCGCCATCGTCTAGCTTCTCAAGACCATTGAAATAGATGTCGTTGAAGTCCTCAAAGAATCGAATGATATTGCCGGAGAAATCGAGTAGGTGGCAATCCTTCTTGCCAGTCTCAAGTGAGCTACGCAGGCCACGACCCCACATCTGTATTGCTGTAGACAAAGACTTACGCAGTGGACGTGCATCACAGATACAACCTACGTCCGGCACGTCAAAGCCTTTAGCCAAAGCCTCGACAGAGATTAATACCTTGAGGTGGCTATTTGGTTTGCGGTATTCCTTGAGAAGGTTCTCACGTTCCTTTTCAGTTGTTTCACTTGTGAAAATTGCCGCCATTACGCCTGACTGGACAAATTGCCTGCACAGCTCTTCACAGTGCTTGATCGTGGCACCAAACACAATGGTCTTGCGGTTATCGCCAAACTTATGCCAATCAGAAACCACGTCTCCAACAATCTTGAGCTCACGCTCCTCAGCGGCCTTGTCTGTCCACTCGCCCCCAGCAGTCTCTGCACCTGTCATATCGGGCTTAGAGCACGAGAAAATCCTCATAGGTACCAATACACCCTCTTGAGTCAATTCGTGCATCGTGGTGGCGTTTACGATGTTTGTGAAGATCTTTCCTAGACCTTGGGTAAACGGAGTCGCAGACAAGCCAATAACGGTAGCGTTGGTCTCTTTGGCAAAGGTAGTCCATGCCTTGTATGTCGTGTGGGCCTCATCGACCACCAGCACATCCATTTGAGGCCAAAACTCACGCTTGGCAATAGTCTGCACGCTGGCAATCTGAAACAGCTCATCAGGTCTACGTCTCCAGTGTTTAGCCTGAATAATTCCATGGCTGGTCATACCATAGCGGTCGGCTACTGTAGAAGTCTGATTAATCAGGGTTGTACGGTCGCATAGGAAGACTGCACGCTTACCACGCTGGATTGCCTCGTTGCAGATACGCAATCCTAGGTAGGTCTTTCCTGCCCCAGTCGGGGCCATGATAATTTGGTTCTTGTGCCCTTCCCTAAATCCTTGGCGTAAAGCTTCGTGGGCTTTTACTTGAAAGGATCTAGGTTCGGGAAATTTTGTTCCATCATCATGCTCACTTGGCACTAGGGCTTTGGTCATTTTTTAGCTTTCAGTTTGTCGTTTTCTTTTTGTAACTTCTTAACCATCTTGATGGCTTCGTTCTTTTCGTTCATCAATCCATGCATACGCAGTTCCAATTGAGATATGCGATGAGCTTGTTTCTTAATCACCTCACTGGCTTCGGCTAATTTATCGTCAGCCTGAATAACTGCCTCAATCTCTTCCATGTAGGCTTGGATACCCAGTTCAGATGCTTTGATCTCATCATCGTCAGGTGCCTGCCCTGCATATGGATCAGGTTCATCTAAGGGTTTACCCGTACTAATGCCATTAGTATTTTCTTCGATTGCTTTTGCTTTTTTGACATTGCGACGCTCATCGTTTTCTTTTTGTTTTTGCTTTACAGCAGGATCACGAATTGCCGCTACAAATGGTTGTGATACTTGGCAAATTTTGGCAATCTCGTAATTTGACTTTTTATCAAATCCTTCAATCTTTAATGCCATTTCAACCTTGTTGCGTTTGTCCTCGTTAGTCAACGGTTTTCCATGCTTGCTGTTGGCCTTCAAAGCCTCTATCTGTGCATCTTGCAAGGTTCCGGGTTTGTACTTGACCTCTATTTCTTTGATGCCCAAAAGCTTGAATGCGTGATAGCGATGAAAGCCATCAGTCAGCCAATATGTTGAACCATCGAATACCGTCTCCATCAAGGGGAACTCATCGCCCTCCTTCATAGACTCCAAATAGCTGTATACAGTAGGCTGATCAATGACTAAGCGGCATTGGGTTCCTCCGTCAATTCGGATGGCATCTAGTTTCAATTTCTTCATATAAATCTCCAGTTAAATACACAACATTGTGTTCAGTCAAAAAGATCAGGGCGTAACTCTTTTGCAGTGACTAATTTCTGCGTTGCCTTCTCAATTTTCTTAGCCAGTTCAGGAGAAGGACGACGGGCTTTTCTAAGTAGTAAACCCAGCCATGTAGGCGTGATTCCTAGGTAATCAGCCATCTCTTTCTTTGCCCCGTAAGGCTCATCTTTAAAGTATTGTTTTAGGT